TCCGCCATCAGGATCGGCGTAAATCAATAACGCCTTTTCCCAATCGTCTTTACTCACATACACACCCTCGAACTCGATGCTGTTTTCGGGCATTAAAAACGGGAACCGCCAATCAACACCATCAGCACTAAAAAATCCGTAATCCCCATCATGGCCGGTCAAACAAAATTCGGTTCCGGTCCAAATCAACTGGTAGTAGTCGTGCAAGATTGAACACTGACGAACCACACCCGGGCGAATCACAGCTATAGCAAGCACCTCATCGCGCTGCAATGATTGTTTTTCACTCCACGGGACTCGCACGATATCAAGGTCTCCGTACAACACTGCGACCTCTGCTTGCACGTTGGTTATCCGTCTAGTGTAAATATCTCGAAGTTAGCGTCAAGGTCAACCGTGAAAGTATTGCCGATGGTAATGGTGGTGGCGGAACCGACATCCCAAAAGCCAACCAATAAATCCAGCGGCGTGGTAGTACTGCCGTTGTAAACCACTACATACTGGAAAGGTCCGAAACTGCCAGCAGATGCTGTCCACGACACATCGGCGTTGTTGGCTAACCGAAATATACCGGAACCACCGGATGTTTCCGTCCATGTAGTGGTTAGTATCGTTTCGGTATACCCGTTTTCCTCGGTGATATTTAAAATATCGGCTTTGGGGCTGTCGGTAGCGACAATGGGTGTTTCATTGGACAGGTACATTGTCCATGCGTCGTTGGTGAAGTCTTGGTCAGGCACGCAAGCACCATGAAAGTCTTTGAATGCGTCGATGAAAGTAAAAGTTGCCATTTTCTTATCCTATACAAGTGAAAAGTTTAAGTTGTAGCTCCGTCCTCAACTTCTTGTCTACATGATCTACGGAGTGCTCGTGCTACTTGACTGTGTATCCAAGTGTTGTCACCGGGATGTATTTTCTTCATGCGGTCTTCAAGAAATTTAGTTGGTATGAGTTCTCCCCCGTCAGGGCGATCAGTATCTTGGGCAAACAAGACTACTGGTATATGTGTATGGCCAAGATGTTTCATAGCCCAGACTCTATTGTTTCCCATAGCAACCGTTAGACGTCGTCCATGTTCAACTATAATAGGGTTTGTTAATCCCTTCTTTTCAATGCTGGCAACTAACTTCAGGAACATTTTTGCGCTCATGCCCCCTGTCTTAACACCGTCCTTTTCTGGAACGTCAAAGGCGTCAAGAATGTCCATCGGCATGTTTTCGTAGTAATACGCTTTGAAGCCATGCCACCGCATGTTGCCAAACCCTTGCTATTACTGTTGACACGAGCTTGTTTATAAACGATATTGCCCGTGGTAGCAACATAGTACGGACAACTTATGGCAGGTGTTTTACAGGTAGTATCACCGCAACAGCTTTCTGATTATGAGGCAGCCAAAGCTGTAGGTACTGAATCTGTAGATCAATCCTTAGAGAATGAAGGGATTGTTGCCATTATCCGCCGCGAATTTCATGATTCGCGCAACGCCCGATACGTCAACGGTATTTCCCAGCGGCTCATCGAAGCCCAGCGCACCTATCGCGGGGAGTATTCCCCCAATAAATTACGGGACATCAAAGCATTTGGTGGGTCTGAAGTGTACTCACGCGTTACTCCTACTAAATGTAGAGGCGCTACCAGTGTTCTCAGGGACTTGTATCTCAGTGGAACCGCCCCGCCTTGGGAGCTCATACCCACACCAGTACCAACGTTGCCTGAAGATATTGCTGAGGCTGTAGCTGGTTTGGTGCAGTCAGAAGTACAGGCCATGAAGCAGCAGGGGAGTTCAATAACACCAGATATGATGCGTGATCGCATGGAGCAGCTCATGGAGGCGGCTCAGTTAGCAGCTATACGAACTTCCATTGAAGAAGCAAAGCAATCAAGTCGTGAGCTCAATGATGTAATGATTGAGGGTGGATTTTACCAAGCACTCAAAGAATTCCTTATTGATCTCCCAATTTTCCCAATTGCTTGTATAAAAGGCCCAGTTGTAAGACTACAGACGAAAGTCCGTTGGGTTGACGGCCAAGCCACCCAAGAGACAAACCCCAAGTTGTTCTGGGATAGGGTCAGCCCGATGGACCTTTATTTTACTCCCGATGCATCCTCACTGGATGAGTCGTATGTCATTGAACACGTTAGGTATTCTAGGCAGGAACTGTATAACTTAATTGGTGTTCCGGGGTATGATGAAGATGCTATTCGTGCTCTCCTTAAGGATTTCAAAGACAAGACGCAAACCCGCTCTTGGCGGGATTGGTTCGATCAAGAGAGAGAAGTACTTGAGGACAGAGACCATTGGGAGTCTACCCGGGGACAGCTGATCGATGCGCTTGAGTGGCATGGCTGCATTCAGGGCCAGATGCTGTTGGACCACGGGTTTGAAGAGGATGAAATTGATGACCCGGAAAAGGAATACTTTGTCGATGCGTGGGTGGTGGATCGCTATGCCATTAAGGTCCAGATTGCTCCGGGGCTTACACAACGGCCTAAGTACTACGTTTCGAGCTTCGAGAAAATCCCCGGTTCCCTCTGGGGATATGGACTACCGGACATACTCGCGGACATTACTTCTGTGTGTAACTCGACTATGCGCAGTATCGTTAATAATCTTTCTATTAGCTCCGGCCCGCAAGTTGTTATAAACATTGATCGATTAGCTGATACCGAGGATGGCAACACAATGTATCCTTGGAAGCGCTGGCATGTGATAGATGATCCGTTGGGCAACTCCAAAGAAGACCCTATAACCTTTTACCAGCCTCAATCTAATGTCCAAGAGTTAATGTCTGTGTATAAAGAATTTGCCAATATGGCAGATGAAGCTTCTGCTCTCCCCAAGTACTTGACAGGAAGTGGAGCTACAGGGGGAGCGGGTCGTACAGCTTCTGGGCTTGCAATGCTGATGGATAATGCTTCGAAGGTCATGCAGAACGTAGCAGCCAATGTGGATGATGACATCCTCACCCCTCTTATTGAGGGCCTTTACGAGATGGTCATGCTTAGCGATGCAGGGCCAACTCTTAAGGGCGACGAGACTATTGTTGTCAAGGGTGTGACAGTAGCGGTTCAGAAAGAAACGGATCGTATGCGTAAGCTCGAATTCCTCCAGATGACTGCCAATGAGATCGATATGGGTATTATTGGCCCAGAAGGTAGAGCGGCTATATTGGAAGATGTTGCCGAAGAACTTGGTATGGATGGCAAAAAGATAGTACCATCTCCTGAAGAACGTGGCAGCAAACCACAAGGGCCTCCTCCGGGTGCCCCACCAGCAGGTGGAACATCGGGCGGCCCACAGGCTGCGCAAGCACCATCAGCCGGTCGTGACCCCGCAATGGCTGTGAGGGAAGGGCAGGAAAATGTAACCAGAGGAGTAGCGCAATGAAAGCTATAAATAAAGGGCTTGCTAAGAAGTACGGTAAGCCACTGTCATACACTGATGGAGAGCACACTCAGTCGAAGACTTCATACCCGACTAAGAATGCTTCCATCATGGGTAACCCTAACACCAAGTCCGATCGTTGTGGCTACGGTGTTAACGGCGTCGATACCGGCGGCGGAATGAAGTACTAAGGGGGGCTGTCATGTATGAAACATTTCCCAAAAGTGGGTCCGGCAAAAAGTTTGACACTGTTATGCATCCAGCAGGGTGGGATGACGCAGACACTACGAAGCGTGACTTTATGAAGTCTGGTCGTAATGAGTATGCCGTAAAAGCTGGCAGTAATTACAAAGTTAATGTCGGTAAAGAAGCACCGGGCAACACCAGTCGCCGTGAGTATCCGAAGAAGGGTAATTCTGCGCAGGGTGGGTTCGGTACGGGAGGCTGACATGTTTGAGTCATTCAACAAACGTGGCAATCGATCCAAGATTAAGGCAGTCATAGCTAATCAAGAAACAGATGTGACTCCCCGTAATGCACATGCAGCCGTTTCATTCGGTGGGGATAGACCTGATGAGTCTCGAAGGATTACCAATAGTTATGGTAAGACAGCGGGTAAGAGAGCCGAGTACAAGCCTGAAGTTGGCTTGGAAAGCAGCATGACGGCTCGTCTTTTTAACTTGGCTAAAGATGGCGTAAGCAGGTACCGAGGATTTTGATGAAGATTGATCGAAAGACGGCTGATGCTGTTGTCGAGCTAATGCACAATCCAAGTTTTATGATTTTTTGTGATTGGCTTGACGCACTCAATACCGGATTTACAGAAAATGCTATTGCAGGCATGTCCAATGACACCTCTGTTACACCAGATGTTCTTCGTGGTCGTGCACAAGCAATGCAAATTATCAAGCAACAGATGGCTAAAGCACCTGCTGTTGCCCAACGGATTAAACGAGTAAGTTAACAGAGGAATACCCTAATGGCTTCTGGGCTCCCAAAACAGATACGGCAGCAGATTAAAACTGGCAAACAGATTGAGGAAAAAATTACTGCGGAACTTCTTGAAAGAGATGGTCCCGATCAAGCTCAAGCCGATATTGATATTTTAATGGCAGAGGTAGACCCTGAGGCAAAACCTGAGGCAAAACCAAAAGCTGACGTAACTGAACTTCATCCGGATAAGCCAGAGGAAGGCGCTACTGATGTACCGTCTGAGGTAGAACCAAAGCCTGAGCGTACAGATTGGAAGCAAAAGTACAATGTCTTACAGGGCAAGTACGATGCAGAAGTCCCAAGGTTGTCTTCAGACCTACGTGAAGCATTAGGACGCATCACGAAACTTGAGAAAGATTTGGTAGTTGAGCCATTGAAACCGGTTGAGCCACCGGAGTCCGCAATTACTGATGAAGAGATTAGTGATTACGGGGAGGACCTTATCGACGTTATTGGTCGTAAAGCGAAAGAGATTGCACAAAACGAATTTCAACCAGTAGTCGATGGGCTTAAAAAGCAGCTTAGCTATTTGCAAGATCAGATCGGTGTTACCGGTCAAAGAGTTGCTAAGCAAGAACAGAACGAAGTTTTCGCCGTGCTTGATCGAGAAGTCAAAGACTGGCGTAAAATTAACCTAGCTCCAGAGTTTCATGATTGGCTGGAGCAAGCTGACCCATTTTCGGGTCAGACCCGAAAGAGGCTAATGCTGGATGCCTTTGAGACGAAAAACGCCCTTCGTGTTAAAGCATTCTTCGATAGCTTCGTGAAGGAAAACGCAGTTGTAGCACCAACACCAACCCCGCCGCCTGCTGTAGAAGCAGGAGCGAGCGCGACACTGGAGTTGAGTGATTACATTGCTCCCGGTAAACCAAGTAGCACATCGGGACAAGCTGGCGCTCCTAAAGAAAAACGTATCTGGACCAATAAGGAAATCGGTAAGTTTTATTCTGATTGTCAGAAAGGACATTTCAAGAAACGCCCCGATGACCGGACCAGAATTGAAGCAGACATTATGTCTGCTATCAACGAAGGGCGAGTACACGTATAAATCTTTAGGAGAGATTTCAAATGACATATCCAGTACAAAGTGCCGGCGGTACAGTCTTTGGGACTATACCGTCACCCGCCTATACCGGCGTATTCATTCCCGAACTGTGGTCTGGAAAGATCATTGAGAAGTTCTATGACGCAACTGTTTTGGCAGCTATTGCGAATACGGACTATGAGGGCGAGATCACGAGCTTTGGTGACAAGGTAACCATCCGTACCAAGCCGTCGATCGCAATCAATAACTACCTCGCGTATGACTCTCTGGTAACAGAGACTCCATCCAGTTCAGTTGTTGAGCTTCTGATTGACCAAGGTAAGTACTGGTCTACGGTTCTTGATGACGTGATGGAAGTCCAGTCTGATCTGGATCACCTGAGCATGTGGGCAGATGATGCCTCTGAGCAGATGAAGATCGTAATTGACACGGATGTTCTCGCTGGTATCTCTGCCGATGTAGCTGCTGAAAATCAAGGTGCCACTGCTGGTGTCCTGTCGGGTGACCTCGACATGGGTGTTGCAGCTTCACCGTTCAGTGTTGATTCTACGAATGCGATTGACAAGATTATTGAAGCAGGACAGGTTCTCGATGAGCAGAACATTCCGGAGACAGGCCGTTGGTTTGTTATCCCGGCGTGGATGTCTTCTCTTATCAAGCGATCAGAGCTTCGTGATGCATCGCTGACCGGCGACGGCGTTTCAATGCTTCGTAATGGTCGGCTTGGAATGATTGACCGTTTCACGCTTTATGCGTCGAACCTGCTGCCGTTCAGTTCTACTGACTCGGCTCATAGCATGTTCTTCGGTCACTCTCATGGCCTGACCTTTGCTTCGCAGCTGACGAAAGTCGAGACGCTACGTGCTGAGTCAACGTTTGGAACCATCTTGCGCGGTTTGCAGGTCTTCGGTTTCAAGGTTGTCGATGGTACTGCGATCGGCATTTTCTACGGTACGAAGGCTTAAGTCTGAGCTTGCAAGGGGTGCGGGGATGGCTTCGGCCGTCCCTTCTCCCCTTACCTTCAACTGGAGAAAATGATGACAGCGAGATATTTGAGATCAACGACTACTGGTGTAGTGATGCCGTATAACAAGCAATTGGAGTTACGGCCAAACGTACAAGCTGTAACTAATGAAGAAGCTGATGCGTATGAAGCATCCGTGGGCAAGCCAAAAGCTGCTGCGGCACCTGAGCCTACACCTGAGCTTACACTTGAGCCTACACCTGAGCCTACACCTGAGTCTCCTGTATTTGAGGATGAGCCAAAGGTTGAGTCTGGAGCTTTGGATATAAGCGATGATGAGCCTACTGCAGATGCGGTACTGGCGGCGCTTGAGGTTGAGTAATGCCAAAGTCGATCGATGATGTGCTTACCGATGCACGAGTCATTTTGAATGACGACGCAGGTGACCGCTACACCGATGTAGAATTGATTTCAGATTTAAACTCCGCCATAGCTCAGACTAAGGGCATCAGACCAGATGCCTTTATTTTGGGAGAGGTGTTACCGGAATTCACTACGGCTGATTTAGGACAAGGGCCGGCGACTGATTTTCCACTGCCAGAAATTTTTTACCAGAGCTTTGTTTACTACCTCGCAGGGAATGCGGAGTTACGTGACGATGAGTTCGCAGTTGATAACAGAGCTATGACTTTACTTTCTGCGTACCGGAGAAACTTAACAGGACAACCTTAGGAGCAGACCATGCCGCAGAGTGGCTTTGAAGACGGATTTACTGTTGCCAGTAGCGGGTCTCTCGATACTTGGGTAAGGGAAGTGTTTCCCAAAGTTCCGGGCGCGATTGAGGGATACATTTATGACCAGCTCAAACTGGTTATAAAGGATTTCTTTAAGCGCACGAAAGCGTGGCGTACGGTCTTGGGTCCGTTTACTATCCTCGCAGACGATGGGACGATTGCTCTCAATCCTACTGGCGCTAATTCAAATGTAATACAAGTAATCTCGGTTACCAAAAATGGTACACCGATGGTGCCCTCATCAATTACTGATGCGCCCAGAATACTAATTACTCAGAGAAGCTCCAAGACCCCTTCACGTTATTTCGTGGAGCCATATGACATTATACATATGCTTCCCATACCAACGCTTGACGTTGAAGACTTCCTTGTTGTAGCAGCTCTTACTCCACGCCTACGTGATGACAACCGTATTGACCAGTGGATCATTGACATGCATTACGAGTCAATACTCGCTGGCATACTACAGCGGCTGTATAACGAGCCCGGTAAGGTGTACACGAATGCTGGGCAAGCTGAGTACTGGGGCAAAAAGTATAGATCAGAGCTGGCGCGTGCTAGATCAATAGCCGCACAAAATTACAAAGAAGGGCCGCAACCGTGGGCCTTCCCTACATGGTCGAGGTAATCATGGCATTACTTGATAGATTTAATAAGCAACCTGATGAAATCAAGAAGTACCAAGTTGATTATTCTGAGTGGCTTGTTACTGGGCAGACAATAACTTCTGTATCTACAGTTGTGGAAATAAGGAACCCTGCTGATGATGATGTAGGGGAACCTACTTTATCTGTGGGCACCACTCAAATAATTTCTGCAGGGACGATATATGAATATTATTTAAGCCTTGGTACAGACAGAAAGCGATACAAGATTACCTTCTTGGCAGATACTTCAGATTTGCAAAAAGTTGAAAGCGAAATTGAATTTAAGGTGAACGACTTATGACTCAGCTATTTACAAATAACGCTTCTGGTACTAATAGTGCACAAGTTGAAATTGGGCACGGCAGCGTAACGTTGCAATCTGGAGAGGCATCGCTATTCCCTGAACCTACTGGTGGTGACTTCTTTCAGCTAACAATGGAAGATACCGGTGGCAACATTGAGGTCTGTACATGTACAGATAACGATACGGGTAGTGATGTGTTGACTATTACACGCGCTCAAGAGAATACGATTGAAAGGGTATTTCCCGTAGGCTCTCGTATTGAGTGCAGATTCACCGCTGGTACGAATGATTCTTTCCTGCAGGTATATGGCGGGCAGATGCAGGGTGAGCTGGACATGAATAATGAGATCCTTCGAGATCCCTTATTGACTGACGGGGAGATACGTAACTCGCCAATAAGAGGAACCGATGGTGGAACGGGTAACGAGATACTTGTGCCTACTATGGGGGGTATACCTACTCTCGGTGGCGCTACGATCCTGACTACAGCAAATGCCACTGGCAACTATGTCATAGAGGCGAGGCAAATAATCGGTGGCGAGGGTATCGCTGCAATGGGTGACCTATCTGCTAACCGCACAGTTGATCTGGACTTCACTGAGCTGAATACATTATCGGGTACTGGCCTCCTCGCTGATGACTTATTCATTGTATATGACGATGCCAATACTGAGCATAAGGCTATCCCGTATAGGGAAGCGGGCATCCCGATGATAACGGACTCTACTCAGAACCCTACACCAACTTCTGACCAAGTAAACGCGTACTGGTTGTTAACTCACTCGGCCGCCGCAATTGATTTTAATATTAACAACGGCATAGGGTTCATAGGCAACGTGCTTATCATTCAGCAGTCAGATGCAACTCGCAGCGTAACCATTGGTGGGTCTGCCCAAATCAATTCAGCCCATGCAGGGCCGACTACTGTTGAACAGTACTCCGTGCTGATAGCAGTGTGTGTAGGCAACAACATTTGGACTGTTTATGGAGACGGTACGTAATGCCCTATCCAATGACACCTCTCTTGATGGCAGCGACAGCGGGCAGAGTCGATCGTACTCCTGCGCCGTCTGTGGGCATTAGCAATAGCATAAGCATAGTGGCCTTTGGAGTAGGGATAGATTGCCGATGCGGTATCTTTATCCAAGGTAATGGCGATATTGACGTGGTTGGGGCAGGCACAACAGTAGCCCCTACGGTTGGAACTAAAGTAGCTACGTGGGGCCGACCGAGCGGTAACTGGTCCATAGGGGATTATGATTTCAGAATTGATAAACAGTCCGGAGACAGTATTAACTACGGGCCCAGTAATGCAGAAGATACTTGGATAGCAGGTGGGGGCACTTGGCAACTGTCGCAGACTGTTAATGGTATGCGCGATGGTACTTGGCTTATGCGTATACGCCCAACCGGAGGGGGATCGGACATAGGGTCTTCTTCTCATGTACTAACTTTGTCAACTGAGAGAGAACCATAGGAGCTTGATATGTTGTCATTGAATAATCCATTAGTTTTGGTATCTGCGAAGATACTCGGTGTCGGTATTGAACTGAGAGTGGAACATGTTGATGGTGTTAAGAAGTTATGTTTTCAAGTTGACGTCATAGCTTGGTCTTACTGTAAGGAGTGGTGACATGGCTATTCCTTTTATTGGCAAGATTATTGAAACAGTTCTTGGAGTGGGTGGAGACATCATCAAAGAACTTGTCACTGACAAGGACTTGGCGAAACAGCTTGACCATGCATTTCGTACACAGATGGCAGGGCAGGAAGCCTCTTTCAAAACGATGGAATTGGAAGTTGAAAGGGACATGTATGAGGCGCAGCAGAAGACTGTGCAAGCCGAGCTGCATCAGAACGATCAGTACACGAAGCGTACACGCCCGAACATAGCTCGTAAGTCGTTTTACGCAGGTCTTGCCTATGCGCTTATGACTGCGTTACCAGTGGATGGGCTTGGTATTCCATTCACCGAAATAGTACTCATGCCGTGGCAATTTCAATGGTCTGTGTTGATGCTTTTATATTCGCCAGCTTTAACATATATGGGTGTTCGTGGCGCTGAAAAGTGGAAGAATGGCGGATCAAAATAAAGTTTAATTTAGGAGAATAAAATGAGAGCTAGTCAATTACACAAACTGAATGTACATGGGTCGAACTCGTCCTTTCAGTTCGCAGTAACTTTGAAGTCTTTAGTACAGCACGGCACTGATACTGTCGCCGCTACTATTGAAGTATTTGGGTTTGGTAACATTGGGGATGATCTTGATGTCACAACGGATATCGGCGGCGGCAGTGTTGCGCATTCGTATACTGTTGTTGGTACTGCCGAAGACTCAGAAACGATGGCAACAGGGTTGGCTGCAGATATTACTTTGGAAGCCGACCATACAGCAATAGCTGTAGGTAGCGTAGTACAAGTTACCAAGACGACCGCAGGTGATGTAGAGATTGTTTCTGTCGGCGTTAGCTAATGATAATTAACCTGCAACAGTTTGCAGGGCTGGTTCCAAAGGCTTCTGACCGGCAGTTACCGGCGAACCACGCAACCGTAGCGGAGAACACCCAGTTATATTCTGGGGAAGTCCGAGGCTTACGTGAGCCTTTGATGGCTAAAGATCTCACCGCAGAAATTTTTACTGTGCGTAGAGCTTACCGCCTTGAAGATGGTTCTACTTCTATTGTTGATACTCCCGGTGACTGGGTACCCTTTGATGAGGAGGAGATCAACTTTGTAAGAGGGGCATTGAAGAACGATCAGTTCGATCGTTACTATGCTGCTGGTGGCACCATTGATCCTATCGTTGATACCCGAGCGAATTGGGCAGCTGGCGGTGGCGGAGTTGACCTTGGCGTTCCTGCTCCCGGTGAGGGCCAAGCAGACCCCATTGGGCAACCAACTGTAACTCCACCTGCACCTGCTACTGTCGATGAAACCAGAGCATACGTATACACGTTTGTTAACATCTGGGGGGAGGAGTCTGCCCCATCACCTGCATCTGATCCTGTTACGGGAGACATAACAGGTACGTGGGCTATTAGTGCAATGCAGGTTGCATACCCCATTGCGGGTTCACACGCTGCTCTCGACAAGATGCGTATTTATCGTACTGTGACAGGTACGAACTCAGTCAATTTCAGATTCGTTGCCGAGATTGATCCTGTGAGCGCTACTTATAATGATGACGAGTCTGTGGATACCGTTTCTCTTAACGAGTCTTTGCCTTCTAATGGCTGGAATCTTCCTCCTGCCGGTCTACAAGGGATTGTTAATATGGCGAATGGAATCATGGCTGGTTTCATTGGTCGTGACCTATATTTTTCTGAACCTTATCGTCCCCATTCATGGCCTGTTTCTTATATTGTCTCAGTAGAAAACGACATCATTGGGTTAGGTGTATACCAATCAGGTATTGTTGTATGCACAACTTCCAACCCTTACGTTGCTACTGGCAGCCACCCTGCCAGTGTAATACTTACCAAGCTTGATGATGTAGAACCGTGCCAGTCTTTCAGGAGCATTGTTAACGGACTCAATGGCGTTACCTATGCTTCTCAAAATGGATTAGTACATGTAGACCAGAACGGCGCGCAGAACATTATGAGTCCTCTCATGACTCGTAATGAGTGGCGAGATGAATACTCGCCACAAACTACGGTAGCTGCTGCTGATGGTGCTCGCACCTTAGCATTCACCTCCATCAGTGGTGGCTATCTTTTCAATCCAACGGAGCCACTCGGGTACTTGGTGAAGCTATCCGGGTTTGTGGATGTATCCGCTGTACAGACTGACCAGTTTACTGGAGAGGCGTACATCATTTCGCGTGACGTTGTGTTCTTGTGGAATCCAACGTCTACCATTCCATTGTCATACGTATGGAAGTCAAAAGTATTTGAAACCGTAAGGCCAGTGAACATGGGAGCGTACCGTTTACAGTACGAAGATGTTGTATCTAGCCCTGACTTATCTCCGGGTTTCGATTTCGAGCCCTACAATGAAGACCGCATACTCACACGTCTGAACTCGTACAACGATCAAGCTTATAACGGAGTGCGTACTGAAACAGGTTTGACTGACTCTCCACCTGTTGTACAGAACAAGTCGCCTATTGGTGGCAGTCCACTATACAGAACGTCACCAATAACAATCAGAGATAGCATTCGAGTGCGTATATGGGGTGACTCTGTACTACGCTACGATGATATTGTTACAAGTCAGGACATGATCCGCCTACCCAGTGGGTACAAAGCTGACAAGTGGCAGATCGAACTTACCAGTGCGCAGAACATCTTCTCATTCAAAATGGCTGGTACAGCTAAAGAACTTGCGCTGGTCTGATGGCTGCGAATGTTCAAAAAGCTATATCAATTCCAGAGCCTACTAATAAGGTAGACGCTCTCTGGAATACTACTAAGTTTCTCAAAGAGGCTGTGGAAACCATTCAGGGTATCCGGGGCAACCGAGAGTACACTCTTAAATGTGACTTCGATGAGCTCAGCAGTTTAGTAGCTGGGCTTGAGATAGGCACCGGCGGGGGAGGTACTCCCTCAGATGAATTTGTTACTAGCATGGCATTCAACACGAGTGATGGTGTCCTTACTCTACAACGTAACTTAAGTATAGACCTCACTGAAAGTCTTGATGGTAGGTACGCGCTTGATTTTGGGACGGGTCTTGTTGGCGACATGTTGTACTACGATGGGGCTGCATGGATAGCTACTAACGGGGACCTGCAGTGGGATGAACCCAACGCTCGCCTTGAGTTAGCTCATGCCCATTCGATCAACTGGATGGACTCAACTGCCCTCAATTCAATTAAACTACTCGACTTTATTTCTGGCGCAGCAGGTGACCCATTCTTTGATGACGTGGTGTTGCTTGCCAAGTTTGATGGCGCTGATGGAGCAACTGCTTACACTGAGCTTGCTCGTAGCGAAATCGGCCTGTTTACGGACAACGCAGAGTTGGACACTGCTTTCGCAGCAGCAGGATCGGCTTCAGCGTTGTTTGATGGGACTGATGATGTAATTTCGTTTGGCGACAATGCTGCAGCGAAAACGGCGTATACAATTCCGTCAAATGGTGACGCAACCGTTGAAGGGTTTATTAGGTTCGCCTCATTGCCAACAGCTGGCAATGAGATGACTGTTATGGAGTGCGGCAGTTCGGATTTTAATACCTTCTCTTTAGAGATACGAAATAACGGTGGCACGATTGAGATGGCAGCGAAGTTTGGTATCGGCAACTTCCCTACATTTTCGTTGGGCTTCACGCCGACACTTGGCGTCTTTTACCACATAGCTGCACAGCGGCGCTTCGATACTCCAGACACATTCGTTGATTTGCTGTTTAACGGAGTTGTTGTTCAGTCCATCATAAGCAACAACACTCCCAGTAACGATGATGCAGTTTTTATCGGTGCGGGGTCTCAATTCCAGAACCCTGCATTTGTGGAAAACGAATTCGATGGTTGGATCGATAGTGTGCGTTACACGAACGGCACAGCTCGCTACTCAAGTTCTGGCACATACATTATTCCTGATCCAGATTATCCTGAATCTGGTGTTGGCCTAGAGCAGTTTATAGTTGGCGATCCGACGTACATTACCCAGATCGACGGCAGTAGTGTCAACATTGCTGGAGCCTACAACATTCCGGTCGTTGACGGCACGGAGGACCAGCATCTTGTGACGGACGGTGCCGGGGTGGTGTCGTTCGAGGATATTGCGGCCATTCCAATCATAGACACGTTCAACTACCAGTTCTCTACTGATACCAATGTGTTTTCTGATCCGGGGGCAGGCTTTGTTAGAATCAATAACGCAGCTCCAGCCTCAGCTACTTTTCTGGCGATTAGCATAGCGGACGTTGATGGCGTCAACATAGACCCTGACCTTACGCGGGTTAATCGGGGATACACCATCACGATTCGAAATCCGGCAGACCCAACGCAGTTTGCCAGATACTCTGTTACCGGCCTTAGTAATCAGACAACATATTGGCGGTACAACATATTCTTGGTTGATTCAGGCTCGCTGCCTACCAACAATGCAGACGTTAGCGTACAGGTTGACCATGCGATGTTCATGGAGACATTCAGTTTCGGGTCGATTACCGGCACCCTTCCGGTTTGGAACTTGGCTGAGGGTCGTCTTGAATTGGACGACAATGCTTGGCGATTGGTGAACAACGGCACCACCTCGACACTTGGCACTAACCAAAACCTGCTCTTTTCCAGTAATAACCAAGTGCGGATACACCAGCCGTTTAACATGCTTGAGACCAGCAATAATCCAAGTAACTTCACAACCTACGGTCAACTCTGGGTTAGGGATGATGACCCGAACACGCTGATGTTCACTGACGGTGAAGGCGCTGACTACGTTGTCTCTGGTGCCGACGCTACGCATACGGGGGAAGTAACTGGTGACGTAGCACTTACTGTAGATGTTACGTCGATAACAAACAGGTCGGATGTGGTGGCTTCCTCCGATGATGACGTAGCTATACATGACGATACAGATGGTACATTTAAGAAAGTTAATTTGAGTTCAATTACAGACGCAGGGTATTTCTAATGGCTAATACAATCAGAATTGCACGATCGGTGTCTACGAATACACCGTCCTCGCTAGCTCAAGGCGAGCTAGCTAATTCAGAGACTGGGTCACCCAATGGCATCAATGAACTATTCATTGGTGAAGCTGGACCGGGGGTATTCAAACTCATAACTAACACTGGTGGTGCAGCGGCAGAGCCAAATAGCTCAGCGCAAAATAACCAGACCTTAACGACTGGTGTTGGTATCGACGGTGCTGATGGTGGTTCTTCAGGTAACTTTACGATCAGTTTGGCACTGGATGAATTAAGCGTTACATCAATGGCGACTGGCGACTGGATCGCTTTCGATGACGCAGGCACATCTAATAAGGCGCTTATCTCAGCTATCAACCTGAGCCTCTTTAATAACGACGCTTTTGTTGAGTCAGTTGCAGCAAGCACCGGCATCACTGTTGCCGGTACAGGTACAGACCCAACCGTTGCCCTTGACTATCTTGGCACCGACAACTTCATTGATTCAGCCACAGACCTTGAGTCCACCAATATTGATTCAGCGGATACGATTATCTATCACGACGCGAGTGACAGTAATGTAAAGAAGGGGTTGGTGTCTGACTTGCCGTTCGGCTCTGGGTCCGGTGATATCTCAAGGGTAGACATCACGGCGGGTACTGGGCTTACCGGGGACTTGAACACGGTTTCAGGCGACCACATCCAAACGATCAACGCTGTTGGCGGTGTTGGTATCCAAGCCAATGCCGATGATCTTGCTCTTGACTTGTCGGAGCTTGGCGTAACAACCATGACCGGCGCAGACTGGATAGCGTATGACGATGCTGGCACATCTGCGAAGGCGCTTGTCAGTGGCATCAATGTGGGGATTTTCTCCAACGCCACCGCAGAGTATGTCAGTGAAAACGACACCCTCGTAGTTGCCGATTGGAACTGGGTTCTCGATGAAGACTTGATGGGGTCAGACTCCGCCATTCATCTGGCAACACAGCAGTCAATTAAAGCCTACGTTGATACCGCTGTGACAGGTGCGTTAACCCATAAGGGTGGGTACAACGCTGCGACTAACACCCCGGCTTTGGATACCGGAACACCAACGCTGGTAATCGGTGACATGTATACAGTCACAGCGGCAGGTACGTTCTTCACGGTAGAGTTAGAAATTGGTGATGTTTTGATAGCTGATGTTGACTCAACCGATGCAGCATCGGTTAGTGATTGGACTATTGTACAAAGCAATATTACTTATGCCTCAACTACTGTACCGGGCTACGTCGAGATTGCCATACAGTCTGAAATGGATACTGGCACCAATGCGCTACTCATGGTTACTCCAGAATTGTATGCAAACAGCATCATCGACGGAGGCACGTTCTAAACTGTCATGGCTAATACCATAACCATAAAGCAAAGCTCGACTGCTTCTGAGGTACCCACAGCTGGTCAGCTGGTACAGGGTGAGCTTGCTATAAATACTACTGACAAGAAGCTCTACTCAAAAGACGCATCAGCGGTCTTTGAGATTGGAGTGGCTGGTTCAGTAGCTGACGGCACAGTAACTGATGCAGCTGTTCGTTGGAGCGGCTCTGCGTGGGTTGAAGAAACGCAGGTTCAGGTAGCTGCCGATGGCACGCTTACAATACTTGATAGTGGACTGACCGACAGCCTTGCGCTTAGCCATGACGGTACTGATTTTAATATCGTAGGCACTAACATCAACAACCTGAATTTCACCGGAATAGATCAGGTACGCTTTGATGACTTTGTTGATGTGATAGGCGAGGGTCTTCGGATATACAACTTCCTCGACAATGAAAACGTCCGTCTCCAACACGATAATATCAACTTCACTATCGACGGAGCGAACGCCGGAGCTGGTGCTGATTTTGCGGTGTCCGGGTTCTTAGGTGACATTCGATTTTATGGTGCAGGCAATCAAGTATTCGTCCTTCGCAATGGAATGGACTTCCAGATAAATGAGGCGGACAATACGTCGCGGCTTTCGATTACCCACGATGCCAACAGCACCGAATTCACGCTGACTGGTACTGGTTTAGCGCACACCGCTAATTGGTCTGCCTACAACCAGATGGATATTAGTGGTGGCATGGACCTTCGCATTAGAGATGGTGATTTGTTTATCTCTGATGCAGGTGTCACATCGTATGGCTTGTTCAGTCACGACGGTACCGACTTCAATTTAGCGTTCACTAGCACGACCGACTGGAACATCACTGGTCTGACCAGCATCCAAGCTGGCACGATTGATGCTGATTTCGATAGTGTTACGGCAACCGACTTCAATGCGGTGCCGCTAACTGCTGCTGGTGCAGCGACTAATTACCTCGACGAATCAGGCGGTTACTCTGTCCCTGTTGGTGGGTCTGAAGTCAACGACCTGACCTCTATCGTTACATGGGCGAACGTACCTAACGCAAACATCACCGCAGGATCAGTCACTCAGCACGCCACTGCACTCGAAGGAGTGATGAGTCACGACGACCTCTTAGACTTTATTTCACAAGAACATATACGTTGGGATTTAACTGGCGCAGGCACGATACACACTGACAACTACATAGAAAATGCTACGCACACCGGACAGGTAACTGGCTCAGGTGTGTTGACAATGGTAGTTGCTGCGATCACCGGGCAAACCGATATTGGTGCGAACCTAATAGCCACTGACGAGATTGTGGTAAGTGACGGTGGTGTTATTCGGCGTGCTGATATCAGCCGATTCAATAACTATTTCAACGCGAATCTGAGCTTCAATAATTATACGCACCCTAGTCATCCCGGCGATGATTTCAGCGTTGATTCAGGCGCACTATCTGGCGCGACAATCATCAGCGACATCGACATCAATGTAACGACCGATGCTGAAGGTCACGTTACAGATGCAAACGGCGTGATAGCTACTCGTGAATTGACTGCTGGGGATATTGGGGCAGAACCCGCTGACGCAAACCTCACTAAAGATAATGAAACTGAAACCATCAGTGGTGCGTGGGACTTTACGACTGCGCCGCTACTGGCACATGGAACTGAAATTCAAGATGTCAGTGGACAAGCTCAACTGTTTTTCGAGAATGCAGCGTCCGGTTTAGAGTGGCAGGTAGGGGTAACCGGAGCAG